ATTTTGTTGACGGGAATAGAGGGTCGTTTCCAGCCGAAGAGGATACATTTGGATGTGAGGAATGCGGGAGCGTTTACAGGATTATTGACATTCTCATGGAGACAGACGCATACAAAACCAAGTAATGCAGTGGCGCAAACATCCAATACTTCAGCCTCCCAGCGATGACGAGGTAGCCTTGATGGAGCCAGATGATCTCATTGAGCTTCATCGAATCTACCATGAGGCGATTGATAACGCTGAAAAAGATCCATTCCGATACGGGTTTAGGCTTCCGCACTGGGAGAAAGCTGAAGAGCAATTGTCGCAAGTCTCTGAGGTTCTGGCACTTGGTGGAAATCGCAGCGGCAAAACTGCGTGGGGTTCTTACTGCGTGGTCAAAGCCGCCATCGAAAACCCAAAGTCAGAGATCTTCTGTTTTGCTCAGACCTCGGAGGTCAGCATCCGCCAGCAACAAAGCGCAGTATGGAACTGGTTGCCGCATGAGATGAGGACAAAGCAAACTTCGGCTAATGCCTACATCTCGTACACGAAGAAGAACGGCTTCACGGATAACTCGTTGATCCTGCCCAATGCGTCACAGATTATCTTTAAGACCTACTCCCAGTATCAGAACAACCCAACTATCCTAGAAGGCGCGGAGCTTGGTAGCCGTGACCCCCAGTGGCACAATATTGGCGTATGGCTCGACGAATACCTTCTTGGTAATGAGCTTATTGACACCTTGCGCTTCCGTCTCGCTACCCGCAACTCCAAGATGCTGGTAACATTCACCCCGATTGATGGGTGGACGGAAGTTATTAAGGAATACTTAGATGGTGCTACAAGCGTCCAGAGCGTCGAGGCTGAGCTTCTAGGTGGTGAGCTTGTCCCCTATGTCCAACGGAGTAAAAAGCGCAATGCCAGCGTCCACTACTTCCATTCCAAGGACAACCCTTTCGGTGGCTACGAACGAATCAAGGAGACCCTAGTTGGGAGGCCTCGGGAGGAGATTCTAATTCGCGCGTACGGGGTTCCAGTTAAGTCCCACGCCACCAAGTTTCCCAAGTTCAATAAAGAAGTCAATGTTGTCCAGCCATCAGAGATCCCAACTGCGAATGTTACTCGCTATCAGATTATTGACCCAGCGGGTGCGAAGAATTGGTTTATGGCTTGGATTGCTGTGGATGCGTCTGGTACATTTTGGGTATATCGTGAGTGGCCGGGTGTCGATGTAGGCGACTGGGCTGAGTGGAAGGGGGGTAAGTGGATGCCAGGACAAGGGGCTAAGGGGCAGGGCTTTGGTATTCGTGACTACATGGACTTAATTGCCGAGCTTGAGGGTGACGAGAAGGTCTTTGAGAGGCTGATTGACCCTCGGCTTGGAGCGGCTAAGTACCAGTCTGCAGATGGAGCATCTTCCATTATCGAGGATTTGAACGATGCCGGCATGGTTTGCATTCCAGCTCCAGGGTTAGACATCGACGATGGATTGCAGGCACTTATTGGCAAGATGTCATGGGACACCACTAGACCTGCAGATTCGGTCAACCGACCGCATTTCTATGTCTCTTCCGAGTGTGAGAACATTATCCAAGCTCTTAGCGAGTACACGGGTGATGGAGGATTGAAAGAGGCATGGAAAGATCCAGTCGATGTTCTGCGCTACGCAGCCATTGCAGGAATAGATCATGTTGACGAAACCAGAAATCTTGCTACAAGACAAGGAGCAGGAGGCTACTAGCAAAACATGAAAACCGCAAAAAAGCCGATAGTTGCCGAGGAGCTTATCATCGACTGCCTAAAGGAAGCCTACTTCAAAAGGGTTAAAGCCGAGAAAATAGGATCAACCCCCAGACTTACAGAGGAGATTGAGACTCTTGAGCACGCCATTCGATACATGAAATCTAGACCAAACCATGAAAACAGCACCAACTAAGAAAGCAGTAAAGCGGGGCAGACCGCCAAAGGTTAAGCCAGAAACCCACGACTCCCCCGCGGAATCTCAAGATAATACCACCTATGAGGGTGATTATCTAGTAATCCGCAAATGCCCAAACCCTAGTTGGGTGATGGTTCGCATGGACGGTGAGGCAGTCCCAGTTAAGGCTCCACCTAGGGTATCGCACAAACTAGTTGGCAAACCTATAAAAGTTGTTATGATACGCCCCGAAGTAGGCGAAGAGTTTTACGAATATATGCCATCATGAGCGCACCAACAGAAGAGCAAGAAGAGTCGATGATCTACGCCGAGGACGGCCCTAATGTCATGGCGTTGGCTGATGCCTACGACAAGTGCCTTATTGATCTGGAGGAGTATTTTGAAGCGTGTCTGCGCTCGTATGATGACCGCCGCAACCTTTGGGCTGGAAAGTCTGACGACCTCCGTAAACAGGGCGCAAATGCCTTTCCTTGGCAGGGGGCGAGTGATATTGAGGTCAATGTCGTCGGAGAGCGTATAGACGCATTTGTGGCCATTCTAGACCAAGCCCTGCAGCGTTCCCACATCAAGGCGTTCCCGACTTCTATGGCATCTATGCCCCGCGCCTCAATGGTGTCTGGGTTCCTTAAATGGATGCGCTCGTCCTATATCCCGAACTTCCGTCAACAGATGGAATTGGGTGCTAATTATCTGCTAGAGAAGGGGCTGATGGTGTCGTATGTCGGATGGAAGCGTGAAAAAAGGACATATTTGCAACAGGTATCCATCGAGGAAATCGCACAAGTCTCCCCCGATCTAGCGGAACTTATTGTTAGTGGGGCTGATGACGAGATGGTATTGGGTATGCTTCAGACGGCATTCCCCGATCTTTCGTCAAAACGCGCCAAAAGAGCCATTATGGATCTTCGCAAAAAAGGTCTGGCTGAAGTCTCTGTTCCTCGTACATCGGTAGATTGCCCAGTAGTTTACTCATGCGCCCCTGATGGCGAGGTTCTTTTCCCATCGTATGTGACCGATCCCCAACGCGCCCCTTATGTATTCTGGCGTACATTCCTTACGGCTCAAGAGCTTGAGAAGAAGGTTGTATCCGAAGGCTGGGATGCCGACTGGGTTGAGAATGCTATCGACCGACTCCGTGGTAAAGACTCCATGTACCTTGACGGCGAGAAGCTCAAGACAATCGACCGCTTGCCTATCACGGACGATAATGACCTTGTTATGGTGGTCTATGGCTACCAGCGTTTGATCGACGAGGAGGATGGCTCTGAGGGCATCTACTGTACAGTTTTTCACCCAACCACCGAAGGCTTTGCCAAACACGAACTTCTTAACGGATATGACGACTACCCCTTTGTGGTTACGCGCTTATCGAACAGCCAAAAGCGAGTCTACGAAACCCAGACCTTCTCGGACATCCTCCGTGGGGCGCAAATGCAAATCAAGACCGAGCGTGATTCTCGTATTGATCGTGCTTCTCTGGCTACTCTGCCTCCACTACTGCACCCGGCTGGTCGTCCTCCCTCTGATTGGGGGCCAGGAGTAAGGGTTCCGTATCGTCGTTTGGGTGAGATCCAATGGGGGCCACCGCCTCCAGCCGACAATGGTTCTATTGAGGTTGAGGTGTCCATGACCGCTCAAGCAGATCGCTCCGTGGGTCTGGACATGTCCAATCCAATCTCTGCCTCACGCCAGCAATTTGTGGTGTCCAAGTTCTTGGATCATGTCCGCGATGTGCTTAACATGGCGTGGAAGTTGTATCAGCGCATGGGGCCAGATGAGGTATTCTTCCAAGTTACTGGCAATCCAAACCCCCAAGTTATGACCAAGGGTTCGGCTGATGAGAACTTCAGCATCGTGGTCAACTTCGACTCACAGAGCAACGACCCAGAGACTGCTGAAACCCAGCTCAAGAACATGGTGTCATTGGTGCAACTCGACCGCAACGGCATCATGGATGTCAACAAGTTACTTGAGTTTACGGCATCTAGCATCAACCCGATCTTTGCTGACTATGTTCTCCAGCCAGCAGAGGAAGCTCAACAGAAGGTCGCCAAGAATGTCACGGATGACCTTGCTAAGATCTTCGCTGGTATCGAGGTTCCTGCCCAGCCTAATGGCGCACAGATGGCAATGCAGATGATTCAAGCCTATGTCCAGCAACCAGACATTATGCAACGCGCACAGCAGGACGAGGCATTCGCGGCACGACTCCAGAAATACGCCAGTCAATATGAATTTATGATGCAACAAGCTCAGAATGCTGAGATAGGTCGCGTAGGAACGGCTCCAGCTCAAATGGGCGGCATGACAACTCAAGGAATGGAACAAGGATAACTTATGAAAAAAGGTAAATCAAGTAGCTGCGGCCACGAAAAGATGGAGCGTAAAGGCAAAGGCAAAGGTAAAGGCTATGTCGAGATTGAGATCAAGATGAGCCGTGCGCCTAAGAAGACAGCCAAGCGCAAGTAAGCTATGCCGGGTCTATTGTCACAAGCTTACGGAACCAAGCCCAAACAGGCTGCTCCAACTGCTATCTATGGGTATCAAATGCGATCCCCGTATGAGTCTGAAAACAGGTTTTTCAAGTCTCGTCCAGAGGTGGCAGGAATGGCTGCTGAAGACGGAAAAATTATCCTCAATCCATACTCATCGCTATCTGATACAGAGAAGATGGCAGTCGCTAAAAACGAAGCGGCTCGCCTGTGGATTCGTGACAACAAGCCCAAAATTAACATCAATATCAACGATGCTCAAAAGGAGTTCTTTACTGGGACTGAGTACGCTCAAAACCCGCAAGCAATGAAGGAGACGATTATGGCTCGCATTATCTCTGGAGATCCAAGCGCAAAAGCAGACAAGGCGCAAACTCAAGCAGCGAACCAACTCCTTTCTCAGATTGAAAAATCAACAGCAAAACCAACTATCACACAATCAATCATGTCTGCTATGGGCATGAAGAAGAAGTAACTTATGAAAGCTAAAATGATCAAGCGAGCTGATGGCTCTATGTCCAAGCGTGGCATGTGGGACAACATCCGTGCCGCCGCTGGTTCTGGTAAGAAGCCTACCAAGGAAATGCTCAAGCAGGAGCGCAAGATCAAACGCGCTGAGAAGCGCAAGTAAACCATGACACCAATACCGAAACCAACCATCCAAGTAGCCGTGGAAGCCCTCCGTGACCGCGAGGAATATGCCGCTATCCTCCAGTTTATTCACGATGAGCGTGAGAAGTTCTTTGGGGACTTCCGCCAAGCAGAATCATCGAATGATGTGATGAAGCTCGCAGGAAGCATCTCTACGCTGGATGAGCTACTCTCAGTCTTAGCTTGACAAACCCGCTAGAATGGTCTAAGCATTTCTCGAACCTGCTTCGGTAGGTGTTTTGTTTCGTTTATCAT